TATCCAGTGGCGCTTAGCTTCAAGGAGTTGTTTTTTATCACTCAGCTCTTTTTGTTTCTGAGCTTCCTGATATTCAGCAACGTCTTTTTGATACGCAGCATTTTGCATTTCAGTGTATTTCTTGATTGCAGAATCATCGCCTGCAAATGCAAGTTCAATAGCTTTGATTTTTTCCTTATGATCAAAGGCTAACTGCTGATCTTCGGTAAAATAGGTTTGCTGAACAGTCTGTTGATTTTCTAGAGCTTGTTTGCGAACCTCCTCTAGCTCGCCCCAATATTCAGTCCAATCTTTAAGATTTGCAGCAGCATCGTTAGCTAAAATACCAGCAGATTTATTTGATGTTCCACCCAGTCCAACAAGCCACTTGTCAACCAAACCAGAGTAGGCGGATGCCTCTTTGGTTTTAGCAGATGACCCAGTAAATCCTTTTGACTTTAGATCTTTAGTTCCTTTAACCCCAGCGTTATATGCGGTTACAGCATCACTCCAGTTCCCAAAAATCTTGAATGACTCGGCTAGGTCCTTAGCCGCCACTTCTGCCGACTTTTTGACATCATATGAATCAGCTACAGAGAGACCATATTGCTTTCGATAAATACCCGTTGTTTGAAATGGTCCAATCGCACCAGTCTGACTTTTTGCATTTACATTCCCTTTGGATTCTTGAGCCATTACAGCAGCAAGCATATTTTCAGGAATACCGTACTTTGAGCCAATCTCATTTAATCCATACTTTGAATTAATTTCTGCAACTTTTTGAAGCATTTTTAGCTCTGCGTTGCTATATGAATACTGCTTCTGGCTTAATTCAATCTGCTTGCGCTTTGCCTCCTCAATTTTCTTTTCAGACTCTTCACGAGCCTTAGTTTGTTGCTGAAGTTTGTACCCAGCCTCAACCTGCAAAAACCAAGCTTTAGATGAAGTTTCTGAAAAACTCATGCCCGAATCTTCTCGCGCATCAGCAAAATAGTTTGCCTTATCACGACTCCAACCTTTTGCAATGTTTGCAACAATGTAGTTTTCGCGGGCTATATCAGCACTTATATTTTTAAGTGCCTCTCTTTGCTTCTGAGTGAACCCAAGAAGTGCTTGCTCTTGAGCTGAGATCGACTTCGCATTTTCATTATTCAGTCTAGTATTTTCTTGAACCTTTCCTGAATAAATACCTAAGACTTTTCGTGCATCATCAACTGCTGATTTTTCTTTACCCACTGACTCAGCTTTTTTATCAATACTAGACTTTGCAGTATCACTTATCGTTGCTAGGCTGTTCACGGCTGTAGCAAGTTCGTTCGAATTTATTTTACCTAAACGATATTGCTCAAATAATCTAGATGCTGAATCACGATCTTTTTCAGATACCTCTGAATTTCGAGTAACAGCATCAATAAGCCCGAGAAGCTCATTCTTTTGCTCACGGAAAAGTTTATTTGCTTCATTTAACTCGTCTGTAGCTTTACGAGTAAGTACACGCTGTTGGGTTGTATCTAACTTCTCATATTCAACACGTAGCTCTGCAACTGTTTTCCCTTGGGTGCTTAATGATGGATCTAGTGTATCGCTAGACTTTTTCATATAAAGAAAAGCAGAGCCGGCAGCAATCCCCTGAACAGCTAACATAGCCAAACCAGCAGGGCCACCAAGAAAAGCCATTGCGCCACGTAATGCAACCATTGCGCCGGTGGTTGTAGATGCTGATGCAGACAGCCCAATTAATCCAGCACCAGCACGAACCGAAAATGCAGCTAATTGGGCTAATTGAATACTTGTTGCAACAACAGTTGGCACCAATTTAACTGCCATGGCGGCAGTTAATGCTAAGGCAACCGCTTTGATATCATCCATATTATCTGATACCAGTTGCACTACAGGAACCACGTTATTTACAAGTGTTGCTTTTAATCCATCCCATTGCAGATTTAACAGCTGCACATTTTCTTTTGCCAGCGCCAAGGTCTCAATCATCTCATCTGACATGATTGCATTAGCGCGTTCTGCCGCATCACCCCATTTTTTAAAACCCTCACCTCCATTTTCTAATAACGGGATAAGCAAGGAGGAGTCTGAAATAATGGCCTCCATATAGAACTTCAGGTCATTTTGAGAGGCACCGACTTTCTGCAAAGAATCATAATAAAGCTGAAGTGCTTCTGGTCCTGACAGCTTTTGGAATTGCTGAATAGTTACACCAACAAGAGGAGCAATATTTTCAAAGAAGTCAGCTAAAGGCCCACCACCAGTCTGTTGGAAATCACCAATACGGTCTTGCATGTCTTTCATCTTATCAGCGAAAGACTCCATGCTAATCCCAGCAGTTTCCGCACCTTTTGCGTAAAACTGAAAGTCTCGAACTGAAGTATTGGCAAGTTGGGCGAATTTTTTAATTTCACTTCCGGTTTGAATAGTTTGGTCTGCAAAGGCAGCCATGCCGCCAATCGAAATCCCCGCAACCGCAGCACCAAATGCGGTCGCTGCGATACTCGCAACACTAAAGCTATTTGCAATATTTTTACTTGAGCTTTTGGCTTGGCGTTCAGCCTGTGTCATTGGGCCCGTAAAATTGCCAATTTTTGTAACCAAATCTAGGGTTAAACGACCCAATGATGCTGTTGCCATAGCTTTTCCTCAGGCAATAAAAAACCCCGCAAATGCAGGGTTTGTTGATGTTTAATATTTACTTAAAGGCCACGTGAATCCTTTATCGTCTTTTCTGAATAACATGCATCACTGTTAGAAAGTTCATAGGCTAAAGTAATGTATCCAGAATTTAAATTTTTAGCTTTTGCCTTTAGCATAATATTTTTTACACCATTAGTTTCCAATGGCCCCCATGCTACTGCTAAAATACGCTCTTCTTTAAGTAAGCTCATTGTCCATTCATTTGAGTCTTTCCAAATACTACCGCTTCTTAGGAAATTAAAATCACCCTCAGGTTTCCCGTACTTGGAGATTAGTGACTCTTTTGTGCTCGAAAACTCATCTCTAATTGCATCACCATAAACGCTAGTAGCAATAGGCTTTCCAAAACCTATTACCTTGCAAAGCCCATTTTGCGGTGTTATAACCATTAAATAGTCTGCAAATCCTGCGTATGGAATAGGTACCTTTTTAAAAGAATAAGAATTATCCCCAAGCTTTTCTGGCTGCCCACTAACTTTGATTACATCAGCCAACGACATCCCAACTTTAAGCCCAAACGGAGCATCTGCGAAAGCATTAGTTGTTAATAGCGCTAAGATAAATAGTATTTTTTTCATGCGAATGCCCTCTTATAAGTAAATATAAGATACTAATTTATAGTACAAAAAGAAACCCACCGAAGTGGGTTTGTGTTTATTTGCGCTTGTAATCTAATGCCATGCGTTCGGCGCAATTTAAATGCCATTGATAATATTCAGATCGCTCACGCTGTCTTTTTAAATCATCTTTATCTATAAAGTGGAATGCAAACATCGCTCCATCAGTAAAATGATCATGTACAGCCGCAGCCATATTTGGGCTAAGTGTTCTAAGTGGCTCACCAAACTGCCTCCACCACTCTCGAATCCAAAGCATATGCCATGCTAAACCTTGAACATTATTGTGATAATTTTTATCTATTTGAATTAAATTATCTTGCTTAGTTGAAACCTTAGCCTTTAACTCCATTGTTTCCAGATAATGAACAGCCTCTGGAAAATGAATTTCTAAAAGCTCTGCATAGCGCGGGATTTTAAAATGTCGATTATGGCGCGCCCACATTTCAGCAAAGATTTTACGTTCACCTTGAGAGCGACGCGCCACAATCTCATGAAGTAATGCTTGCTGTTCTGGTGAGATGGCTTGGCGCGCCTTAACTCTGAATTGCATCACCATTGCGTCGTAAGCCCGAATAACCTGTAAATGGAATTTTGCAGAAATCCACATTGCGTACGAGTAAACCAATTCTTTCACAACATATGTGCCTTGTTCTTTACCTCTACCACGAATTATATTTACTGCTTTCTTACATGATGCAGGATTTCCTGCATCATAATTTTCATCCTCAATTGCAGCTATCAACTCTTGAGTTTTTTCATTCTCAATAAAAAATCCGGGCCGATCCTTACGCAAATCCCCACCAGCCTTATGAAGATCATTCAAGCAATAGCGTCCATCTTCATCCTGACGAATTGAAAACTCACCAATAACCAACGGTTGAGTATTTGGATTTACTAGATTTTGTGTTAAATTAGACATAGTTACTTCTCATTAGTAATGACATCAATTAAGCCCTTGCCGTCGAAAGTCTGGGCTTTTTTGTTGTCTGTTAAATTCATGCTTTCGCACTCTTTTGGTTTTCTCGCTTTTCTAACCATTCTTCAATGATCATATTTAGCTGAGCTGTGATAGTTCTGCGGTCTTTCTGAGTTTCCTCTTTAAATCGCTCTAAAGTTTTTTCAGGTATACGCACGTTTACCTGTGGATCTTGTCTTGCCATTTTCAACTCCATCTCAATGTTAGCACTAGCTAACAATTGCTAACATAGCAAACAATTCAAACTTGTGTCAACATATTTTGCTAACAATTGCTATCAAAATATTAGGACTAGAAAATGTCTGAAGATGTTCAATTTAACTTACGCATACCATCTGAGCTAAAACAGCAGATAGTTGATGCTGCCAAGCGAAATAGCAGATCTATTAATGCTGAGGCTCAATTGCGACTAGAGAGAACATTTGAACTCGATAGCCTCCCCGAGCCAACCAATCCAAAAAATATTACTGACCCCGATAAGCTCGAAGCTTGGGCTAAATCGGTGCTTAATGAGCTATTAAAACTTAAAGATATAAGCAACCGAGTCGATCGACTAGAGGGTGATATGGAGAAAATGGAGGCTAATAATTATGATGTTGAAAATAGATTAAATGATCTGGATGGTCGAGGATATGAGCCTTAACTCAAATTCCAAGTCTCACATCTAATCCTTGCTTCCAGAGCCTCAATTTGAGGCTCTGAATATGATATGTACTAGCTCAAATCTAAGCATCAAACTCTGCAAATTTGCAGAGTACTTCTCATATATGAGGTTTGGGAAACCAACCCAAGTCAGCTTCCCCCGAAACTTTGCATCATGTATTCCTCAAGCGACAATTCCTGTGGTTGATCCTCATGCGGCATAAATGACTGTGCTTTTACATCCTTAGCGCCTTTTGAACTCAAGTATGTAGCCATTAGATTTCCAATGGCTTGCTCAATGCGACGACCAATAAAAAGAGAGCCTCGCTTTTGACGAAAGGCTCTCCAAATTAAATACTCTTGGCGAGTTATTCTTTGTTTGGCTTCAGCAATTGTTCTTCCTCCAATTCCATTGATGACGAGTTCACACCATCCTTCTTCTTCTTCGCTAAGATCCAATTCTTTCCCGCAAAATCTAAAACCTCGTCAGCAGCGGTATACATAGCCTCAATTACTTCAGTTGAAATCGAGCCAGTCTCTGAAAGTTTTGGAAAAAACTTTGTATCTTCATCTTCGTGTACAACCAAAAATACTAAAGCTTTTTTTAACTGATCCAGTGTAAGGTCTTGCTTGTTTTTAAGCTTCCAAACATCTGAAGCATTAACAATCTCATCATGTGATGCAATCTTAATAAGGATTTCACCACCGACTTCAGCGCCATCTTTATCGCGGAACTGAATTGTTTTTTCAACAAAACTACCTACACCAATCACCTGCTTGGTTGCTGTTAATGTTAATTTAGCCATTATGGAGTCACCACGCGTGGAGTTGTTACAACTGCTGAAGTACGAACAAGGGTGAACGTATAGCCAACCAATGCATCTTGTTCAACTGTTGGTGCGGCTGGGTTGATATAACCCTCAAATGACCACCAAATACGATCTTCAGGTAGGTCGATACCAGCAACAGCCTCATAAGTAGGTGGTGTTTTAGAGTGGCTTGAACCTACATGCCACTTCACCTTTTCACCTGATTCAGCAAGCTCAATTAGTTTCAAATGGCTTGTGTTTGTATCATCAAGATCAATTTGAATAGAACCTTCACCCGGATCACGCAGACCGCGCTCATAATCTTTAGTGTCCGAATCTAGGCAGGTTGAATCAATCTTTGAGAACGAATCCTCACCGAATGAAAATGCTTTAGGGCAAGTGAAACGAACCACTGCACCATCGACAACAGCAAAAATCTGTGTCCCGTTGGATTTAATACGCGCCATGAG